ACGCGCGTGAGCGGGATCCTCGCGTCCGAGGAAGCCAAGGACCGCACGAAGCTCGCCCTACACCTCGCCCTGCAGACCGACAGCGACGTCGAGGCGGCCAGGAAGCTCCTGGCCGCGGCGCAGAAAGAAACCGGCGGCACGTTCGCCGCCGCGATGGCGGGCATCAGCAATCCGAAGGTCGGCGCCGGCGGCGATACGGATGTCGCGGAGCCGGTGAGGATCGACACGAGAAGCATCTACGCGGCGCGTAAGCAGGCCCACGCCGCGGGCAAGTAGCCCGGGCCCGCAAGGCAACCCTTCCCCACTTCCAGGAGAAAACCATGACCGAAAAGGTCGAAACGCTGCATGCCGCGGGCTTCATCGTCAGCGAAGCGAGCGGCAATCGTTCTCGCGACAACATCATCCTCGCCAGCGGTGAAAACCGCGCCGCGGGCACCGTCCTCGGCGCGCTCGTCACGGCGGGCACCATCACCGCCGCCGCGGCCGCCGGCAACGTCGGCAACGACACCATCGGCACGCTGTCGGTGGGCGGCGGGGCGAAGGAGGGCGTGTACACGGTGACCATCATCGAGCCGGCGGCCAACCTCGGCGCCTTCAAGGTCGAGGACCCGGACGGCATCGAGATCGGTCACGGCAACGTCGGCACCGCGTTCGCCGGCGACGTGAACTTCACCATCACCGACGGCGCGACCGATGCCTCCTCGGGCGACACGTTCCTCATCACCGTCTCGCAGCTGACGCGCAAGTACAAGATCCTCGCGCCGGCGGCGACCGATGGCACGCAGCGCGCGGCGGGCATCCTGCTCTCGGACACCGACGCGAGCGCGGCCGACAAGACCACCGTCGCCGTGCGCCGTCAGGCGGAGGTGAACGCGAACGAGCTGACCTACCCGGGCGGCATCACGGCGGCGCAGAAGGACATCGCCATCGCCCAGCTGCAGAAGCTCGGCATCATGGTCCGCATCTGAGCGCGGCCCACCACCACTCACCTATCCAAGGAGAAACAAGATGAACAAGCTTTTCATGGTGGCGGCCGCGATCGTTCTGGCCGTTCTCGTGCACACCGGCGTCTACGAGCCCTCCGCCTCCGGGATCGAGTACGCGGCGTTCGGCCTCGGCATCCTGGACATCTTCAAGGGGGATGCCTTCACCGTCACGTCGCTCACCAACGCGGTGAACAAGCTCCCCTACGTGCCCGGGCGCGCGAGCCAGGTGATCGACTGGAACGAGCAGGGCATCGCCACGACCACGATCATGATCGAGGAGCAGAGCGGCACCCTGACCCTCATCAACCCGACCGGCCGCGGTGGCCCCGGCGTTTCGGTGGCGAAGGACAAGAGAAAGGCCCGCAACCTCACCGTGCCGCACATCCAGATCGACGACGCGGTGATGGCGGAGGAGGTGCAGGGCATCCGCGCTTTCGGCCAGGAGAGCCAGGTGCAGACGGTGCAGGACATCGTCAACATGAGGATGCAGCAGCACCTGATGCTGAAGGTCGACCCGACGCTCGAGTATCAGCGCATGGGCGCGCTGCGCGGCATCATCCTCAACCCGGACGGCAGCACGCTCTACAACCTGTTCACCGAGTTCAACGTCACCCAGCCGACCGAGATCGCCTTCGATCTCACCAACTCCGCGAACGGGGCGGTGCGCAAGCTCTGCACCGACGTGGTCCGCACGATCGCGAGCGCGATGGGCGCGATTCCGTTCGGCGGCGTGTACGCGTTCGTCTCCGACTCGTTCTGGGACGATCTCATCAAGAACTCGGAGGTGCGCGCCACCTACCTGCAGCAGGCCGAGGCCTCCCAGCTGCGCGAGGGCGTCGCCTACGGCACGCTGCGCTTCGGCGGCATCACATTCGAGAACTACCGTGGCGCGATCACGGGCTCGACGCAGTTCGTGCTGACGGACAAGGCGCACTTCTTCCCGGTGCTTTCGCCGGGCTTCTGGAACACGGTGTACGCGCCGGCGGACTACGTCGAGACGGTCAACACGATCGGCTTGCCGCGCTACGCCAAGCAGTACCCGATGCCCAACGACAAGGGCGTGTTCCTCGAGGTGCAGTCCAACCCGCTGTCCTACGCCGCGCGCCCCAACGCGCTGGTGCAGGGCAGGCGCGGCGCGTAGTCCTCGAAGCGATTCGTTCTCTCTGGGACGGCCGGGCCCGCGCCCGTCAGCGCGGCAACCCGGCCGTTTTATTCGACCATGCAACTCGACATCAGGGACAACATCGCCGAGGTGCTCAGGAGAGTCGAGCACCACAAGGCCGACATACCAGTCGCGACCTCCAAGGCGTTGAACTACACGCTGTTCAAGGTGCGCGACGAAGAAGTGGCCGAAATGCAGCGCGTGTTCGACCGGCCGACACGATTTACGTTGAACGCGCTCTTCGTTCGTCGAGCGACCGCAGCGGATCTGCAGGGGCGAGTGTTTCTGAAGGAGCAGTGGCCTTCCCCGTCGCAGCACTACCTGCGGCCGGAGATCTACGGCGGGGCTCGGGTCCTCAAGGGGTTCGAGCGTGTCATGCGCCAAGCCGGGCTCCTCCCGGCCGGCATGTTCGCAGTGCCGGGCTCCGCGGCGAAGATCGACGCGTACGGAAACATGAGCCGCGGGCAGCTGCTGAAGATCATGTCCGCGCTGCGCCTGGCGGAGCGGACTTCAGGCTACAGCGCCAACCGGACGGCAGCGTCCAGCAAGCGGCGCAGGGGAAGGATGCCGCAGTACTTCGTCGGTCGGCCGGGCTTTGGCAAAGCGCCGCTCGGCGTTTGGGAAACGGTGCGATTCGCGTTCGGCAGCGCAGTCCGTCCGGTGCTCATCTTCGTCAAGCAGCCGAGCTACACGGCCGTTTTTAACTTCCACCAGGTTGCGCAGAAGGTCGCGGCGCAGCACTTCCAGAAGCAGTTCGCGATCGAGCTGGCCAGGCTGGCGGCGATGAGGGGGGCTGGCTAATGGACTGGGAAACGCACATGAGGCGCATCATCGCTCGCCTGGGCGAGGATGCGACGTACACGCCCGCGGGTGGCGGAGCCTCGTCCACCGTGCGCGTGCTCTACAAAGAGCCCTACCGCGGCGCGCTCGACATCGAGGGCAGCGCTCCCACGGTTTCCTGCATGGCGAGCGACGTGCCGACCCTGGCGCGCGGCGCGACCTTCGCCCTGCGCAGCACCACCTTCACCGTGAGCGCGATCGAGAACGATCGCGTGAGTGGTGCGGTGATGGCGAAGGTCGACCGCTAGACCAGCCATGGCCGACCACCGCGCAGAGCAGATCATGGCCGCCGTGCAGGCGGCCGTTACAAGTCTCGCGACCACCGGCGCGAACATCGATCGAGGCCGCGCCGAGGAGATCCCGGTGGACAAGGTGCCGGCGCTGCGCGTCGAGATGGGCGCCGACGAGAACGTCGATCCATGGGCGCCTGCACTGCTCGATTCCGATCTCGACGTCTCGATCTACGCGTACGTACACGAAGGCTCGGCCAACGTCGAGACCAAGCTCAACCTGGTGCGCAAGGAAGTGAACGTCGCCTTGATGGCGAACCAGACGCTCGGGCTGGCCTTCGTACACGCGATCGTCGAGATCGGCGCCGGCCGGCCCATGAAGAGCGGCGACCTGGCAAAGCCGGCCGCGCAGATGGAATTTCGCTACCGCGTCAAGTATCGCCGCTCGCGTACCGATCCCAGCGCCTAAACCCAAGGAGCCGCTCCATGACCCAGCCCCAGACCCCGCCACGCATGACCTGGCCGGGCGATCCCGACGACGAGATCGCGCGGCGCCGCGAGAAGGAGCGGCAGGAGAACGCTGCCGCGCTCAGGCGCAAAGCCGAGCTCGAAAAAAACACCGACACCGCGCCCGATGCGGCGCCCAAAGAGGAGTAAATCGCCATGCTCGACAAACGCGCCGTCCTGCTCGCAAAGGACGAGGGCACCTACAACACCGACTCGGTGCCGGTCGCCGGCACCAACGCGGTCCTGATCGAGGACCTGAGCTGGGCGTTCGCCAGTGTGCGCATGCACCAGAGGAACCCGGTTCGCGCGAGCCTCGGCAAGCTCAAGCCCCTCTACGCCGGCGCGCTCCTCAGCGTCAAGGGCAAGTGCGAGATCAAGGGTTCCGGTGTGGCCGGCACGGCGCCCGAGATCGCGCCGCTCCTGCGCGCCTCGGGCTGGGCCGAGACCGTTGTCGGCGGAACCTCGGTGACCTACAAGCCGAGCTCGTCGCAGACGGTGCACAAGTCCTCGTCGATGTACTTCTACGACGACGGGCTGCTTCTCAAGCTGACGGGCAGCCGCGGCAAGTGCAGCTTCGACTTCTCGGTCGGCAAGCCGGCGATGGTGGACTTCGACTTCACCGGGCACTTCGTCAGCATCACCGACGTGGCGCTGCCCTCGGCGACCTACTTGTCGGTCGTGCCGCCGGTCATCGTCAACATGCCCTTCACGGTCGCCTCCTACGCGGCCGTGATCAACAAGCTCGCCTTCGATCTCGGAGTCGAGCTCTCGATCCCGGAGAGCGTCTCGGCCACCGACGGCTATGGCGAGATCCAGATCACCGGCCGGATGCCGACCGGCTCGTTCAACCCGCTGCGCGTCACCGTCGCGACGAAGAACTTCATCGCCGACTTCCAAAGCGGCGCGGCGCTCGCCCTGGACACCGGCCTTCTCGGCGGTACCGCCGGCAACCGCGTCCAGGTGACCATGCCCGCGATCACGTACACCGACGTCGCCCGCGGCAACCAGAACAACGTCGGCACCTACGAGAACAAGTTCCAGGCGGCCGAGACCTCGTCGGGCGACGACGAGATCTCGATGGTCTTCACCTAAGGGAGCCAGCATGGCAATGCGAGCACTGCGCCGCATGGCGCCGGTCTGGTACACGCCGGACAGCCAGAAGGAAGACCCGAATCCGACCAAGTTCAAGGTCCGCGGTCTGAACGGCACCGAGCAGGGCTACATCCAGCCCGAGCTCAAGATCGACGAGACGACGCGCATGGTCTCCGGCATGAGCGGTCGCGGTCTCGAGCTGACCCTCGGCTACGGACTGCTCGACTGGGAGAACCTGGTCGACGAGGAGGGCGGCGCCCAGATCGCGTACTCGCCGCTCAACTTCGGGCGCATCGATCTCATCACGCGTACCGAGCTCGCGATGCAGATCCTGGCGGCGAGCTTTGTCACGCCGGAAGAAAAAAAAACCTGATCATCGCGATCGAGGTCGCGCACCAGGCGGAGCAGTTCCAGTGCGAGACCTGCAGCTGGGGGCGGCATTGCGATGAGTCGAACCCGGCGCCGATCGCGAAATGGGTGCTGCGCAACGTGACCGGCGAGCCCGGCGGGGTGTTCCAGAGCCGCACCTGCCTCCTGCCGATGATCACGCCGGAGTCGTACTTCCTGCTGCGCCTGCACAGTCACTACAAGCAGGGGCTGCTGCCCTACGCCGGCGGCCTGCTCGAGCAGCCGAACTTCTATCTCGAGGCCATGGAAATCCTCTCGGCGCGCGCCGCGGCGATCATGGCTGAGCAGGCCGAGCGGCACCGCCGCGAGCAGGCGCGCCTGGCGGGGCTTCACTGAGGAGGGCGACCGAATGAGTGAAGTAGTCCAGTTCATCCTCTCCGCCAAGGACAACACCGCCGCCGCGTTTGCGTCGATCCGCGCCGGGCTGAACCGGCTGGGCGAGCAGGTGATCTCGGTGCGCGGCTTGGTGGGTACGCTCGGCGCTGCGTTCAGCGCCGGGGCCTTCGTCGCCGGGGTGAAGCACGCCTCCGAGACCGCGGACGCCGCGGCAAAGATGGGCGACCGCTTCGGCATCGCCACCGACAAGCTGATCGGCATGCAGCATGCCGGCCGGCTCGCCGGCGCTTCGAATGAGGCGCTGACCAGCAGTTTCAAGAGCATGGCCTCGCTCGCGATCGAGGCCGCGCGCGGCGGCGACGAGGCGAGGCGCGCCTTTCGCGAGCTCGGCATTGACGCCCAGGCCTTCGTGCGGTTGCCGATGGACAAGCAGCTCTCGCTGGTGATCGACCGCCTCCATGGAGTCGAGAACGCAACGCTGCGCAACGAGCTGGCGAACAAGATTTGGGGCAAGGGCTACGGCGAGATGATGGGGCTGGTGGCCGACGGCTCGGAATCGTTCAAGCGGGCGATCGAGGACGCGCGCGCTTGGGGGCTCGCGATCAGCCGCGTCGACGCGGCGAAGCTCGAGCTCGCGAACGAGGCCGTTACCCGCGCGCGTGATGCCGCGCAGGGGCTCTTCAACACTATCGCGATCAAGGTCGCGCCGGTCGTCAAGTATCTTGCCGATCTCTGGGCCGACAATAAAAGGGAAGCGCAGGGCTACCGCGAGGAAGTGAGCTTCGCGATGGAGAAGATCATCGTCGGCGTCGCGTACGCGACCAACGTCGTGCGCGGCCTGGAATTCGCGTACCAGGCGGTGAAGCTTGGTGTAGCGCTGATGGGCGAGCTTACCTTCAAGGTGCTCGACTTCATGGTCGACAAGCTGCGCATCCTCGGCAATATCGCGAGCTACCTGCCTGGTCCGCTCGGCCTGGTCGGTACGGCCATCAAGGACGCCGCCGGGCTCGCCGGCGACTCGTTCGGCGAGATGTCGCGCTCCTTCGGCAACGTCGCGGCCGAAATCCGGGAAAAGATGGATGAGCTCGCCGCCCGCGGGCTGGTCGATCCGGACAAGCTGGTCGAGAAGGTGCGCGCGCTCAGCCGTGCGCTCGATGCGGAGGCGCAGAAGGTGGCCGCGGCCCGCGCCAAGTTCGGGGCCACAGGTGACGTCGTGATCGCCGAGGACATGGTCAAGGCGCGGCCCGTCGACACCGGGCGCGAGCGGGTCAAGGCGCAACTCGAGCGGCTACGCGAAGAGCAGATGACCGAGCAGGAGCTCCTCAAGGAGCGCCTGCGCGAGCGCAACGAGCTGCTGCAAAGCGGGCTCGAGTACGGCCTGCTCACCGAGGCCGAGGCCGCGCGCGCGAGCGAGGAGGTCCAGCTCCAGCACAACGCGAAGATGGGAGACCTGGCCGCGCAGGGCATGCTGCAGCGCCGGACGATCGAGCAGATGGGGCTGCGCCAGCAGACCGAGTTCTACTTCGGCACGCTCGCGAACGTCACCGCGTCGGCGGCGCAGCACAACCGCAAGATGTTCGAGCTCAATAAAGTCGCGAATATCGCCAACGCGATCATGAGCACCTACACAGGGGCGACCAAGGCGCTCGAGTGGGGCTGGCCGATGGGGCCGATCTTCGCCGCGATCATGGTCGCGGCTGGGCTCGCGAACGTGCAGGCGATTGCCAACCAGTCGTTTCAGGGCGGCACCTCGGCCGCGCCGGCGACGCCGACCTTTAGCGCGAACCCGAACACCGGAATGCCGGTCGCGCAATCGGCGCCGACGCAGAATCAGACCACGATCCTCAACATGCCGAGCGGGCGGCGCCTGTTCACGCTCGACGATATCCGGGATCTTTTCGAGCTGATGAACGAGGCGGGACAGAACGGCTCGCGCCTCAACAGCGTAATCATCCGGCAATCATGATCGTCGCCACGCAAGCCTTCATCCTGGCGGCTGCGGCGGTCAGCCCGCCGCTTTACAACCCGCGCATCCTGTGGCGCAACCGCATCGCCGACCTGCCGGCGGCTTCGATCACGGTAAGCGGCGAGACGGCCACCGGCCCGCGCGATGCGACGACCCGCCCGAACACCGACGAATACTGGGAACCGGACACGCTGCCGGCGTGGATCCTGTACGACCTCGGTTCCGCGTACACGATCAATGGCGTGGGGATCGGCGGGCACAACTTCGGCACCCGCGGTACGGCGGTCAAGGTCGAGGTCGGCACGGATCCGGCGTTCGCCGCCGACGCCATCTTCGCTGAGGAGCGCGTGCCCGACGACGACTCTGCGCTCCTGCTGCTCGACGACGACACCATCGGGCGCTACGTGAAGATCAGCCTCACCGGCTCGGTCACGCCGCGCATGTCGGTTGCCGCGGCGGGGGACGTGCTCGCGATGGAGAAGGAGGTCGCCAAGCCCTACGCGCCGATCAGCATGGCGCGCAAGACCATGATGAGTGGGCGGCTCTCGCGCGGCGGCCAGTTCCTGGGGCAGGGCATGCGCAGCCACGGCCTCGAGGCGGACGTGTCTTTCGAGCGGTTGTCCGGCGCCTGGGTGCGCGCGAATTTCAACGCCTTCTCCAAGCACGCGCGCTCGAAGCCTTACTTCTTCGCCTGGAATCCGCTGGATCTACCGCGCGAAGTGGGCTACGTCTGGACCGTCGAAAAGGACATCGTGCCGGTACATAACGGCAGCGGGCTCAGCATGGACGTGGCCTGGAGCATGGTCGGCATCGGCCACGAATAAAGAGGAGACACCTTGATCACGACAACCAGCGGCATCGTCGCGGGGCTTAAGCCCCCGGTCGCGCTCGTCAAGAACGCCTTCACCGGCGAGGCCGCAGGCCAATGGGCGAACCTCGGCGTAATCGCCGGCAACCCCGGCGCTTGGGCGCTCGGCGCTCCCGGTATGGCAGGCGCGACGGTCATGGCGAACGCGCTCGGCGGCGCGTTGCGCTTCGACAATCCGACGAGCGGCGCGGCCTATCTCGCGCGCCTGGGGGCGTCCCTCGGGGCGAACGTCGCGGCGCTGATGCTCTTCGACCTCCTCTGGTATCAGAGCGGCATCGCCGAGGCGACCACCACCGGCCAGACCATCAACTCGGTCGCCTTCCCGGCGCGCGACATTGCCGGCTCGGTGAACGGTGACGGCGTCGAGGCCTGGCTGCACACGACCACCGTGACCGGCAACGGCGGCGCGATCAATAACACGTCGCTCGGCTACACCAACCAGGCCGGCACTGCCGGCCGGAGTGCGAACCTGGCCTATGATTTTCCGGCCTCGGCGGTTGCCGGGACGATGGTGCCATTCGGCCTGCAGGGCTCCGACCGTGGCGTGCGCTCGATCCAGAGCGTGACGCTCGGCACCTCCTACGTCAGCGGCCAGGTCGAGCTGCTCGCGCTGCGGCGCCTCGCCACGGTGTACGCCTCGGGCGTGTACGACTGGGCGGCGCTCGGCCTGCCGCGCTGCTACAACGACAGCGCGATCTACGCCGCGGTGCTTCTCTCCGGAACGGCGATCGGCGTCAACAACGCCGAGGCCAATTTCGCGCACGGCTAAGACGTGGCGACCAACTATGGCCGCCGCACGGTCGTTTTCTTCGAGATCGACCAGCCGTTCTGCTCGCTCACCTACGGCGAGTCGCCGTGCGGGGCTGTGCTGGGGGTGACCGGCACGCGCAAGTGCTACAACACGCTCGCTACCTGCCAGGACAGCGGAAACTTCACGCCCGGGACGCTCCAGCTGCGCTTTGCGCGCGACGACGACCGCCTCGCGCTCGAGCACGGGCCGGTGATCGCCTGCCTGGAGGAAATCACCACCACGCCCGGGCGCATCAACCTCGCCGGCATGGAGGACAACTCTTCGCCGTTCGGCTCGCGGGAGAGCGTCAGCGTGCAGTTGCGCGATTTTCAGTGGTCCGACCTGCATGTCGACAAGTACCGCCTGGAACGCACCTTCGTCGCCGGGCAGAAGTCCGCGGGCTACCAGATCCCGGCGCAGGCCTTCCCGACATTCGGTGCGCGCGCACGCACGATGCCGGAGTCGGACATCGCCGTGGGCGAATTCTTCGGCTATGACGATCCGGCGCGCGCGCCCTTCAAGCGCGGCACGTTCTGGTCGCGCTGGCTGGCGCGCAACCCGTACTACACGACCATGAGCTGCCGTGTACGCGAGGGCTACGCCGGCGACGCGCTCGAGAACATGCGGGTGCGAAACTACGTGCTCGAGCGCATCGAGGGGCCGGTCGACGGCGTGGTGACGATTACCGCGACCGACGTCTTCTCCAGGATCGAGGCGCGCAAGGCGCTCGCGCCGCACGTCTCGATCGGTGATCTGACCGCCGATCTCACCGGCAGCCCGGCGACCTTCAGCGTGACGAGCGGCACCGGAGCGCTGACGCCGGCCGAGGGTGGCTACTCCACGATCACCGGGGTCACGCAGGGGTGGGTTGCGATCGGGCGAAAGGAGATCATCAAGGTCACGCGCTCGGGCGACGTGTTTACAGTCGTCTCGCGCGGACAGCTCGGCACCCTGCAGCAGGACCATCGCCAGGGCGACTCTGTACAGCTCGTGCTCGCCTTCGTGGCGCAGCTCTCGCACGATATCGCGTACACCCTCACCACCGGCTATACCACCGTATCCTCTGCGCTCATCAACAAGCCGGGTTGGGACGTGCTCGCCGCGAGCGTGACCGAGCTCTTCACGGCCTACATCGCCGAGCCGACGCCGGTCCAGGACCTGCTCGGCGAGCTGATGGTTCAAGCGGGCTTTACTATCTGGCCCGACGTCAGGACCGGCATGATCAGCTACGCGGCGCTGCGTTCCGGCGCCGTGTCGCCCTCGGTCACAGACCGGGGCTGGATCGTCGATGGCAGCTTCTCGCACAAGCGGCGCACCGACCAGCGCGTCTCGCAGTCGATCGTGTACTACCGGATGCGCAACCCGATCATCCAGTTGAGCGACGAGACCAACTTCGGCGCGCGCGTGATCACGCCCGGCCCAGGCGCGAGCCCCTACGGCACCGAGTCGTTGCGCAAGATCTATAGCCGCTGGATCACCGTCGGCGGCCAGAACACCGCGGTGAAGTGCGGCAACCGCATTTTCGCCATGTACGGCGACCCGCCGCTCGAGGCGCGCTTCCGCACCGACGCCCTGCGTGCGGGCGAGCTCGCGGAGGGGAGCTACTTCTCGCTCGAGGCGGCCGAGATCCAGGACGACGTCGGCGACGTGAAGCCCACTGCCATGGCGCCGGTCTCCATCCGCCGCGGCGAGAACATGGAGGAAGTCGAGGCGAAGAGCGTGCGCTTCTCCGAGGCGGCCGAGGATGGCGTGCGACGGATCTTCATCGATAGCGATGAGTACAACCTCAACCTTCGCACGCTGCACGACCTGCAATACCCGGCGCCGGTCGGCGACGAGGTGATCCAATTCATCATTCAGGCCGGAATAACCATCGGCTCGACATCCACGAGCACCAAGGCGCTGCGCACTGGCGACTGGCCTGCTGGAGTCTCGCTGTCGATGGATATCCATGGTCGCCTGCGGGGCAAGGGCGGCAGGGGCGGGAACGGATCGACGGCAATTTCAGACCTGAACGGCGGCGCCGGCGAAAACGGCGGCGACGCGCTGGAGGCCACATACCCGATCACCATCGATAACGCGGACGGGAAAATCTGGGCCGGAGGCGGCGCCGGCGGCGCCGGCGGAAGCGGGTACTCGACTTTTGGTTTATCCGTTGTCTACGCTCAGGCCGGGGGCGCTGGCGGTGGTGCCGGTATTGATCCTGGGCTAGGCGGTACGCGGTCCACGGTCACGGTCCCGCCACCTGGCGGCGTCGGCAGCGGCACGTATACGGGGGTCGACGGGAACGCAGCAGGCGATGTAGCGGGCGGCGCTGGCGGAGCGGGCGGAAGCGGCAGCGGTATTGCCGCCGGCACCGGCGGTACCGGCGGCGCGCCAGGGATGGACGGCACGGCAGGTGCTGCGTGTACTGGCGGGAATGCAGGTAACGGCGCCGGCGGCGCCGCGGGCGCCAAAGGTAACTACATCGTCGGCAATTCGTTCGTCACCTGGACGTCGCTCGGTGACGTGCGCGGCGGCGTCGCTTAGCAGAAATAAATAGGGAGCGTTCGTCAACCATGGCCAACCTGGCACCTTTCAAGGGCGCGGCGATCAAGCCGAGCGGCGGTTTCCTTATCGCGGCGCCGGCGGCGACCATCGAGGTGCGCCGCAAGGACACCGGGGCGCTCGCCGCCATATATTCAGACGAGGCTGGCACCGCGCCGATCACGAATCCGTCCGCGTTCGCGGACGCGAACGGCAACTTCATCTTCTACGCGGCCGGGCTCGAGCGCGGGTACATCGTCACCGTCACCGACGGCGCCTTCACCCTGGCGGTGCACATCATGCTCGGCACGGCCGGGCAGTTCGACGCCACAGCCTTCACCGGCACGTTCCTCGACGACGCCGCGGCGCCGGCGGCGCGCCTGACGCTGGGTTTCCCCGCGATCGTGGCGAAAGGCGACGTCTTCTCCGGGTCAGCCGCCGATACGATGGTGAAAACTGCGGTTGGGTCGAACGGACAGGTTGCACATGCGGACTCCTCGCAGACAGGCGGCCTCGTATACATCGACAACCCGAGCCGCCCGAACCTTCTCATCAATCCGAACTGGCAGATCGACCAGATCAACGAGGGCGCGCTCTACACCGTGAACGCCGTCGACGTGCGCGGCCCCGACGGGTGGAGCGGCACATCGGTGGGCGCTGGCGTTTTCAAGCTTCGCACCATCGCCGACCCAGACAACGCCGCGCTGAAGTGCCTTGAAATTACCTGCACCACGGCCGACGCGGCAATCGCTGCCACCGACGACTACTTCATCTACGCGGCGATCGAGGGTTACGAGGCGGCCGCTCTCATGGCGGGCACCGCAAGCGCGCAACCGATCACGGTGCAGTTCAAATTCAAGTCGAACGTGAACGGCGTCTACGGCGTCTCGATCGCGAACAGCGCGCTCAACCGCCGCTATATCGGCTCCTTCACGGTCGCCAACGCGAACGAGAACGAGTATTCGGTCTCGCTCACGATGGACACCGCAGGGACGTGGCTCTACACGAACGGGGTCGGCTGTTATCTGCGCATCTGCCTCGCTGCCGGAAGCAATTTCCAGGCGACCGCCGGCGCATGGGCTGCTGGTGCCGAGCAAACCACGTCGGGGCAAGCCAACTTCATGTCGGTGAACACGAACGTCGCCTACCTGAAGCGCATCCAGTTGATCCCCGGCGCTCTCGTGCAGGCGTATCGCCCCTCCGACATTGCGAAGGAACTGGCGCGAGCGCAGCGTTACTACTGGAAAACTTTTTCGCAGGGAACTGCTGTTGCACAGAATGCAGGACGACTAGGCGCCCATGAGTTTCCGCAAACTCTCGGCGGCGCTCAAGTTCAAAGAGGGGCGCAAAAAACTTTTCCGGTAGTGATGCGAACGCTTCCTTCGATGCTTTCATATAATCCCTCAGTGGCTAATGCTGAAATTAGAAACGTAGTTTACCCGGGGGATTGGTCAGCTACAGGGTTTGAAAGCGTCGGAGATAGCGGCTATTCGGTGTTTGGAACTACCCCCGCCGGAACTGCTACTGCTTCTCAGTCCGCAGTTCATGTAACTGCCAACGCGAGGCTGTCGTGAGCTACAAATGGCTGAAGCTGAACGCCTCGGTCCGCCGGCTAGCTGACGGGGCCTGCATTCCAAACTGCGCCGACAACCTCGACTGGCGCGCGTTCCAGAAGTGGGTAGCAGATGGCGGCGTGCCGCAGGCCGAGGATGTTCCGCCGCCTGTTGACAAGGACGCAGAGGGTCGCGCCGCTATTGACGCGACCGTTCTGAAGGCGAAGGTCATCAGCGACCTCGCTTTCCGCTTTGGCGTCGCGCCCGGCGCGCTCTCGCCAGCGCAGATCGCCACCGAGCGCAACCGCATCGCCGCGATTTACGCCGCTTTATGAAGCAGGGGTTCGACTGGGGTCGAGTGGAGCGCCGGCAAGTACTACACGAAAAATTTTCTCAGAACACGAACGAGACGCCCAGGCCGTAGAAGTCGCCGCCGCGGAAGAAGCCGTTGGCGAAGAAATGGGTACCTTCGACGCGTACGCGCAGCGGCGGTGCGCTGGCCAATGGCATGGCCTCGAGCACGATGCCGAGGAACGGCGCGTTCGTCGTCCAGTGGACATCGTCTGGCGTGGACAGCCCGGCCCTGGCGCGGTCGATACTCGTGTTTCCGGTCACGAAGACGTCGCCGCTCAGGCGGTAGGCGCCGGGCTAGCGATCGGCAAGCGAGCGGCGGCGGCGATGCCGACCCCGCTCATCCGCCAGCGTTCGTACGGGTCCGCGCCGCTCACGGCGCCATCGCCGTCGAGGAGGCTCAGCTCGGCTGAAAGGTAGCGCCAGCGGTAGCCGACGCCGAGCACAGAGGTCGCCCCAGCTTTTTGCGAGCCGAGCTCGAGCTTGGGGCGCGCCTGGCCATAGGTGAAGCTGATGGTCGGCTCGCCGGCAGCGGCGAACGGCGTGTGGGCGCAGCAGGCGATGGCGAGAAGGACGGCGGGTTTCATCGGTGCTTCCTTTCCGGGGTCGAATAACTGTCCGTACATTTAATAGCGATGTCGTCGCGTTTGTCAATCATTTTGTGTACGTACATAATTAGGCCGTGCAGAAGGCACCGCCCAGGCGTACGCGCGGCCGGCCACCTCTCGAAGGCGGCGGCCAGGACGCTCGCATCGAGATCCGCACGAGCGAAGAACGCAAGGCGCGCTACGAGCGCGCCGCGGCCGGAGAGGGTGTAGGCCTCTCGGCCTGGATCAAGCGCAAGCTCGATCGAGCTAGCCGCTAGTTTTCTGCGGTCCGCGGGGGCGGGCCGTTCCAACCAGGAGGGAGTGATGAAGATCGCCACGCGCTATCTGCTGCCGCTCGAAATTTGCATGTCGCTCGTGATGCTGAGCTGGGGTCTATCCGGCTGGGCCGGGGGAGGGCAACTATGGAAAACGTTGGAGAGAGCGGGGCAGACGACGGAGTGGGGTCTTGCGCTGTGCCTGGTGGGCGCGGCGCAGCTGCTGGTGACGCTGCTCGAGTGGTTCATCGGTCGCCGGTGGCCAGACTCGCACATTCTACGCAGCGTCTCCGCCAGGCTGTGGAGCGCATTTATCTCCGCGTCCGTCTGGCTCTACGCCTGCTACATCGTCGCCACCCTGCCCGAGGCGTGGACGATGATCGAGCTCGTCGTGCAGGCGCCGGTGGGGATCGGCTTCTCGGCGTGGATCTTCTTCGAGAACATGAAGGTCGCCTGCGTACTCGATCCGCGCGTGCCGACGCAGGGGCTGCAGCGCCGGCTGCAGATCGAGCGCCAAAGTCTTTCGCACTGAGCCGCGCCGTGTACCGCGCGACCTGGTGGCTGCCGTTTCTCCTCCTGCCGGCGGCCGGCGCCCTCGCCGAGCAGGCCGTGCGCTCGGTTGACGCGTCGACGGCGCGCTTCTGGATCGCCTTCGCCGCGGTGCAGCTCCTGTCCGTCTTCGGCTACTCGGCGTCCTCGCTGCCCGAGTGGGCGAAGTGGCGCGACATCACCGGCGGCGACGTGGCAATCGCCGAGCGGCGCCTGCGGATCCTGCAGGGCCTGATGGTCTCCGTGCTCGCCGGCAATATCGCGTACTACGGCGGCTACTACTACTTCGTCCTGGCCGAGATCGGCTGCTTCATCGGCGCGGCGATCGCCGCCTGGGGCGGCGACAAGTTCCTGACGCCGCTTCTCGGCCGCCTGGTCGAGATCTTCTCGCGCGTCTTCGGCAAGGCGCCGGGCTAAGACGTGATCCGGCAGGCCCTCACCGCACTGGGCATCGGTGTGGCGGGGGCGCTCGTCCTGGCCGTGGCGCTGCGCGACGTACACGCGTCGCCGGTCGACTGCCATGACTTCGCGATGGCGGCCGGCTCCGCTGCCGACTTTCGCGACGCCGGCGCCGACCTCGAGAAGACGATCAGGGTCGCCCGCGACCGGAGCAAGGACCGCACGCAAGCCGAGCTCGCCCTGCTCGAGCGCGAGATCCGGCGCGTGTTCCGCGACAAGAAGCCGCGCCGGCCGCTGATCGCCGAGACGTATCGACGCTGCCGCGCCGCGCGTGGCGCCATGGACTGAAAGGGAGGGCCTCACCATGCGCGTACTGATCGTGATCTCAATGATCGCCACGGCCGTCTATGCAGCGGCTGCCGGGGCGGCGCTCAAGTTCACCGGCAAGGACAAGCAGGGCCGACCGACGGCGCTGCACCTGTCGGAGGTGCCCTGCTCGAGCCCGGTCGTACTCGGCCACCTGAAGGCGAGGGAGATGCCGGAGAAGCTCCGCGCCCGCTTCCAGGACGCCCGGCTGACGTGGGGGGGGGCGCGACTGGCAAGCCTGCTGGCTGAAGGTTTGGGTCGTCAACGATGACGGCGAGCGCGAGGAGAACATCTACGCGATCGACGAGGAGGGCGAGACGCTTCATCCGCCGAGCGGCCTGCCGCTGCGGCTCTTCCGGGAGGACACCCTGTGACGATCGCCCGCATGGTCGCCCTAATGGTCCTGACCGGCCTCGCCATGTGGACCGCGCTCGGCGTCGGCATCTACAAGGCTATCGCCGCGGAGACGTGGATCACGGCGAGCGTCGCCTCCTACCACTTCGATCGCTCGAAGGATTACAACGAGCGAAACTGGGGCCTCGGCCTCGAGCGCGCGGTGTCGGAGAACGCGCGCCTGGTCGCCGGCGCCTACCGCAACAGCTTCTACCGGACGAGCGCGTACGCCGGGATCGTGTACGCGCCGTTGCGCGTCGGCGTGCTGAGTGCCGGCGTTGTCGCCGGGCTCGTCACCGGCTACCAGCACACGGTCTCGCTGGGCCTCGCGCCGACGGTGCTGATCGAGCTACCGGTGACGGGCGTGGGATTGAACGCTCTCTTCGTGCCGAAGTACGGCAACAGTCCAGGGATCGCTGGCCTGCAGATGAAGGTGCGATGGCGATGACGCCGCTATCCCTCAGCAACCTGCTCGGGCCTTACGCCGGCGAGCCGTGGTCTCCCGCCGAGCTCGCCAGCGGCGAACACACGGTCGCGGCCTGGAACACGCTGGCCGCCGCGGCCGAGATCGAGGGCTTGGTCCTGCCGATCAACCCGGCTACGGGTTGCCACATCGGCGGCACGGGCAACGGCGGCGCCCGTCCGAAGGGGTCGAGGGTCGGTGCGCCTGGCTCGAAGCATCAGCTGCTGATGGCGCTCGACTGGTTCGACCCGCAGCGCACCCTCATGCGCTGGATCCTGAGCTACGGCCTCGAGCGGGCGGCCTCCCTCGGCATGTACTTCGAGCATCCGCAGTGGACCAGGTCCTGGGCGCACGGCCAGATCGTGCCGCCCGGCGACGAGCTGCAGCGCTGGAACATCTTCTTCGTGCCATACGCGGACATCGTCGCGAATCCGTGTACGTGCCTCGCGCTGCCAGAGCAGCGGCTCGCGGTGGTCAACGACTTTGAGTTCAAAGCGGCGGCGTGATGAACCTCGTGCGTCAGAAGGACGTGAACGGTTGCGTGGTCGCCTCGCTCGCGATGGTGACCGGGAAGACGTACGAGGACGTACGCGCCCACACGCTCTTCGACCGCCTCGCCGACGAGAAACACGGCTGCGGCCCGAGGGAGCCGGAGGCTTACCTGCGCGAGCACGGCTTCGCATGGCAGCTTCTGCACCGCTGCATGCCGCCGGGCAACACGTGGCTCGTGGACTGGCCGCCGGTGCCGTGGGCGGACGCCCACGTGGTCGAAGTCAGGATGCCGAGCAACTCCTATCACTGCGTGGTCCTGTTGCGCAGTGGCACGGTGCTCGACCCGTTCTGCGATGAGCCCCGACGGCTGTCCGACTATCCGGAGGTCATCTCGGTGCGCGCCGTTTTCCGCGTCGGGTGCGGCCCGGCTAGGGGCATGACCACGACCGAGCAACCTACCAGGAAGGATCTATAGATGGGCAAGGGCATCGACCTCGCACGAGCCGCCGGCGGCGCAGACCTACACGCCGACGTGCTGGACGACTTCAAGGACCAGCTGCTGATCGTTCTGCTCAAGCGGCTGAAGAACAAGTACGGCGACGACCTCGTCTTCCCCGTCGCCGAAGTCGATGACACCGGGCAGGACATGGTGGCCTTCCAGATCCTCGACCGGGAATTCCATTTTCACCTGGAGAAGAAATCATGAGCGGATGCGAGAACGGTCTGACGACCGATCCGAAGCACGAGGATCTCGGCCGCGGCCCCGACGACAAGCCGGTGCCGCAAAATAAGTGCTACCTGGTGCTGAGTGAGGAAGAGCGCGCTAAGGGCTTCGTGCGGCCGGTGCGCGGCAGCTACGTACACGTCGGCATCGCCGGCCCGAAGTATCCGCTGCAGGACATCACGGCCGAGCAGCGGGAGATGTGGAAGGACGATCCAGACCCTTTCGTCAAGTTCGAGCCGTATCCGCAGGACGGTTCGCACGGCAGCGCGCTCGGTCGCTATTGGACGCAGAAAGACCTTGATCGCGTCGGCAAGGGCTGCGGCGCGCTCACCACGATGGGGCGAGCGCTGGCGGAAACCTACGCCGCAAAGCCCGGCTTCTACGGCTCGACGTACTGCTGCGGCTGCTCAATGCACCGGCGAGTCGGCGCGCGCGGCGAGTTCGTCTGGGACGGCACTGACGAGCGGGTCGGCACGTGAGGCGGCAGTTCGGCTTCGACCAGGTGCAGATGATCCTGGCGGTGATCGCCCTCGGGATCCTGGCCGGCATGTTCTTCGCGGCCAAGTCGTACATCGAGGGCGTGCGCAAGGAGGGCTATGACGCCGGCCACAAGGCCGCGCTGCTCGCCGTCGCGCAGCGCGACAACGACGACCTGGTCAGCGCCCTCAACCGCGTCACGGAGCTCGAGGAAGAGAAGGCCGAGCTCGAGGCCGCGCACCGCGCGGCGATGGCGGCGATCGACGCCGCGCACGAAAAGGAGCTACACGATGTACACGAAAACAGGGACCGCGTTATTGCTGATCTGCGCAGCGGCAATCTCAAGCTGCGGAACGCTCGAGGACAAGCCGACGCAGGCTGCCCCGCGCATCGTGGTGGTGAAGCCGGCCGCCCTCCCGCCGCCGCCGGCGAGCGTGATGCGCCCGCGCAAGCCGGACCTCCTGCAGCGGTGGACGGAGCGGATGACGACGTCGAATTCACCATCGGTCTCCTCGACGAAGGAGACGAAGCAATAGTCGACCTCGGGGCTTGCCAGGCGATCCTGCTCGACTGGGGCCCGCGGCTCGGCGCGAAGGTGCCTTGATCAATCGGACGGCGGCGCCGGCGGCCGGAACCTCTGCTCCTCTCTTTGGTTCCCGTCGCCGGTGCCCGCCGGCCGGCCACGAATTAGGCCAAAAGAAAACCGGCGGGGAGGCTACATGAAGAGCTAATCAGACACAGGTGGGAAGAAGTTCGCGTTGGAAAAGGGAATCGCAAGGCGCCCGGGCCCGCAAGGGGTCCGGGCGTTTTGCTTTTCTAGTAGCCGCGCTTCTTCTTGAAGTACGCTGCGACCGCCACCTTCGAGTGGCCGACTTCCTTCACGGCCGCGCGGAGCTCGGACTCCGTGCAGCTGAAATGCTTCGTCCAGTAGGCAACCTCGTACGTCTCGCCCAGGCTGATGAGGTCGCTGTCGGGCGGGCCACGCTTGGTCTTATCGTCCATCGGTGAAACTCCTTGAATAAAAGATTAAATGTCCAGGCTCCATGCCCGGGCCGATTTGGAGTTGCTGAGGGTGTCGCGCATTGAGGCCTCCCATGGTCGATAAATCGTGTAGCCGAGCGTACACGATTGATGTATATCCGTCCAGTATGCGACCCCAGCCCCATGCCCCGTATTGCTGCCCGGTGTGCGGCGCCCTCAAGTACGTGCGTGTACGCGTCAAGCGCGCCGACGGCAGCTGGTACACGACCGAGTTCTACCGTTGCTTCGGCTGCAGCGTGATGTTCACCGACCCCGAGCTGTTCTCCGGCAATATCGTCGCCGGCGACGGCGTCGACCGAACGCCGCGAAGTCTCGGCCCGCCGGCGAGCTAGTCCTGGTCGGGCAGTTGCAGGCCGAGGTCTTTCATGGCCTGGGGCGCTATCCGCCCGCGCCTGAGCAGGTCGCGCGCCTTGATCTTGATCTGCAGCAGCTCCCAGGTATCGGGCGGCATGCGGCGCTGAGTATCGCCCTCGGACAGCCAGTCCTCGACCGCGCGCACGCTCTTGTACACGAGCGCGCCGAACTCGGCCTGGGTCAGGCCGCTCTGCTCGAGCAGCTCGCGGATCTGCTTGGGCGTGGGGTTGGCGGCGGCGTTGTTGAAGCGGTTGCCGCCGCGGTTCGGGTGATTCGCCACAGCATCGATTTTAGCAGCCATGTTCGTTCCTTTCATTCGTCGTCTTGGGCAGAGTCATTCGGACCAACCGCGGCGCCCTCGGTGCCGGGCAGGATGCCGCGCAGCGCGGCCGGGATCCACAGCACCGCGCCGCCGGCGTCGATCTTGTACGCGCCGATATCGCGCGTGATCTCGCCGCGGCCCTGCGCGTACACGCGCCCGATCACGGCGCCGTTCTTCTGCCGGCGCGGCTTGGTATCCCAGCTGTAGGAGACGTCGTCGACCCGGATCACGTTCGAGGCGCTGGGGCAGGCATGCGCCCAGGCCTCGAGGCGGCGATCGGCGGAGTCGATCGGCTTCGGCAGCGTGTCGAATATCCTGCGCATGTCTTCGACGGTCAGCCCGTCGGAGATCTCGAGCTGCAGCTCGGGGGCGTTCATGAGCGCGCCCGCTGCTTGTAGTTCGCCACGCCGACGGCGTCGCGGCTGCGCTCGACGTACACGGCGAAGTCGGCGGCGCGGCAGGGGATCAGCCAGCCGTCGCGGTCGACGCAGGTCTGGATTGCCTGCATCAGGGCGACGAGCTCGTTGCATTGACGGTTCTCGCTAAGCATTTGTCTCTCCAGCCCCTGGTTCCCCGAGGCGCGGGTGTCTTTTCTACGGTTACCACGGCCTCGATCACGCGGTGCTGCGCATCGAGGAACACGGCGATGAACACTTCGCGCCGCTCCGTCACCAGGAAGAAGTCGGCGCAGAAGGTGCGCCTGGCGCTAAAGTCGGCCGAGGGTGCGCAGCGTCACGTGGTCAACCTCGAGGGGCGTGCACGTCGCGCGAACGTGTAGCATGGCAGGGCGGGCCGCCGCAGCTCTGGCGGCCCGTTTTACTTCCAAAAATTCCGTGCCCGTTCCTTGATGATTAAGGGGAATTCTGCGGCGGTTATTTTTGGAAATCCGCTAGAATTCCTTTTTCCATCAACGTGCGGCGCGTGGCCTGTCACGCCGGGGGTCGCGGGTTCGAGTCCCGTCCGCTCCGCCAAAATCAGTGACTTACGCGCGAGGGCGCGCGAGTCTTCCAAAAATCCAGCCGATCTTCCAAAAATAGCCGGTCTCCGAGCCTGCGCGTACACTACGCGGCGGGGGAGGGGACAGATGGCCAAGCAACGCATTTGCAAGGACTGCGGCTTCGTCGGCGCCGGCAAGACGATCACCAAGGGCAGCATCTTCATTGAGCTCGTGCTGTGGTGTTTCCTGCTGGTGCCGGGACTCATCTACTCGATCTGGCGTCATACATCGCGTTACGACGGCTGCCCGAAGTGCGGCGGCTCGTCGTTGATTCCGACGGATTCGCCGATCGGCAAAAAACTGATGAGCGAAATGGCGCCCGCGAGGCCGCTAGCCTTCGCTGGGCAGAAGGAACCCGAGCAGCAGCGCCGCGCGTAAGGTCAGGCACGGGCGGCATGTGGCGGGCGCGCTCACTCTTCCAGGTCCGCGATCACGAAGTACTTGGGCTCGGATCCGTTGAGCTCGATCACATTCTCGATCGTGCAGCCGGTGAACTTGCCGGCGATCTTGGTCTCGGCGGCTCTTCGAGATTTCGCGTGTACGAC